AGATATATAACGATTCCCATGAAGCAATCGATAAATTAGAAGCAGAAATGATATCAAGCTATTCACTTCCAGTTACAGATATGATTGGTTGAAATATATACTTTACGATAGATGCAAGAGTAAATAACACCCATGGCAACCAATTTCTTTTTCAATAATTTTTCTTCGTCGGGTGAACAAAACCTGATAGAAAATCTTGTGATTGAATCAATCAAAATACACGGTGTTGATAACTATTATATTCCAAGAAAAATTATTAATAGAGATAATGCTTTTAGAGAACAAGAATTTTCTGAGTATGGTGAAGCAATTCAGATAGAAATGTATATTAGAAATGTTGACGGGTTTGAAGGGGACGGTGAGTTTCTTTCAAAGTTTGGTGTAGAGGTAAGAGATCAAATCACATTCTCAGTTGCTCTGAGAGTATTCGAGAACGAAGTAGGCTCGGTACTTAGAAGAGACAGACCAACAGAAAGTGATTTAGTTTTCTTTCCTTTCACCAAAGCATTATATACTATCAAATATGTCAACAAGAAACCTATCTTTTATCAGATGGGTGCTCTTCAGATGTATGATGTTGTTTGTGAATTATTTGAATACTCTAACGAAATATTCAATACTGGTATTGATATTATTGACAAGACATATAATGCGTTTCTTACAACAACTGATCCTTATATTATGACAACAGAAGGCGCTATTCAGTTATTTACTGAAGATGGTTATACAATAATTAAAGAAGAATACAACATTGATTATCTAGATCAGACATCACAAAACGATATATTTGAAACAGCCGGATTAGATTTCTTGGATTTTACAGAAAAAGATCCATTTAGTGAAGCAGATAAGAGGGCATAATGATAGGTACTTCACCTTTTTATAATTCACTATTTAAAAAATATGTTATTATATTTGGAACATTATTTAATAACATCAAAATAGAGCGTAAAAATTCTTCTGGAGGTCTTGAACAGACGTTTAAGGTTCCTATTGCATATGGTCCAAGAGAAAAATTCTTGGCTCGTATTGAAGATAATCCTGATGCTGTGGCATTAACTGCTATTAAATTACCGCGCATGGCATTTGAAATTGCTTCTATTGCATACGATCCAAACAGAAAATTACAAACTATCAATAAAATTGCATCTAGAAAAAATCTCAATGGTGTAAATGTTTATGATAAAGTATTTAATCCTGTTCCTTATAATATTGGATTTAGACTTGATATCATGGCAAAAACCATGGAAGATGGTCTGCGTATTGTGGAGCAAATTCTTCCTTATTTTACGCCAGAATGGACAGTATCAGCAAAATTATTGGGAAATGATTTTGATAATGTTACTGATATTCCGCTTGTTTTAAATAGCGTACAGATTGATGATACATATGCCAATGATTTTATAACAAGAAGAGTTCTAACATTTACTTTGGATTTTACAATGAAATGTTATTTCTTTGGTCCTGTTACAGAAAGCAAACTTATTAAACTTAGCCAAGTTGTATTATATGCAGACTCTACTGCTAACACAGGAATGGTTACTACAATAATCAGACCAGGTCTAACTGCTACTGGAGAACCAACTGCCAATATAGATCTATCAGTTGCACTTTCTCAAATTGATGAAAACGATAATTATGGATTTATTATCACAACGGAAGATAACATATAATGAAAAAAGATGTGATTTCTAATTCTTTAGGATTGGAACCTATTATTGACTCTCCGGGTCGTTTAACTGCTGTTCTTCCTGCATTAAAAGCAGAAAAAAATGATGATTATGAATATGCAAGAAGAAACCTTTACGACGTAATTGAAAAAGGTAGCAGCGCTCTTGAAGATATTATAGATGTTGCTAAACAATCTGAATCTCCGCGTGCTTACGAAGTTGTTACTAATTTAATTAAAACAATGGTAGATGCCAATAAAGATTTGCTTACTCTGGCTAAAACTAAAAAAGAATTAGAAAAACATGAAGAGCCAGAACAAAAAAACATCACAAATAATAATCTTTTTGTGGGTTCTTCAGCTGAACTTCTTAAAATGATTAAAGATAATTCAAATGGCTGATATTTACTTAGGCAATAAAAACCTAAAAAATAAAGACGTCAAACTTCAATTTACTAAAGAACAAATTGAAGAGTACATTAAATGTGCTAATGATGTAAATTATTTTTGTGAGAACTATGTAAAGATCGTTTCTGTTGATAGAGGTCTGATACAGTTTAAACCTTTTGAATATCAGAAAAAAATGTTTCAAGTATTTGACGACAATCGTTTTACTATATGTAAAATGCCTCGTCAGGTTGGTAAAACAACAGGTGTTGTTGGTTATCTGTTACATAAAATTCTTTTTAATGAAAATTTTAATATAGCTGTTCTGGCAAACAAACAAGTCCAGGCTCGAGAAATTCTTTCACGTGTTCAGCTGGCATATGAATGGTTACCAAAATGGTTGCAGCAAGGAATAATAGAGTGGAACAAAGGTAACATAGAATTAGAAAATGGTTCTAAGATCTTAGCGTCTGCAACTTCTTCATCAGCTGTTCGTGGTCAATCTTACAATCTTATTTACTTGGATGAGTTTGCATTCGTACCAAGAAATATACAAGATAGTTTTTTTGCTTCCGTATTTCCGACAATCACATCTGGTGCATCTTCTAAATTACTTATCACTTCTACTCCAAATGGAATGAATTTATTTTATAAAATATGGATGGATTCTGTTAATAGTAATAACGACTATGCCCGAGTAGATGTTCACTGGTCAGATGTTCCTGGTAGAGATGAAAAATGGAAGGACTTGATGATAAGAAGTACTTCTATTGATCAATTTAGACAAGAATTTGAGTGTGAGTTTTTGGGTTCTACAAATACTCTTATTCATCCCAACATATTGTCCAAACTGGTATTCAATACACCATTTAGAGAACAACACGGTGTAAAGATATATAAAGAGCCTGTTAAAAATCATGTGTATTCTATGACCGTGGATGTTTCAGAAGGCCTGGGCCTGGACAGTTCTTCTTTTGTTATTGTTGATTGTTCTACTATTCCTTACGAGCTAGTGGCAACATATAAAGATGCCAACATATCACAGTTATTATTTCCCACTCTCATTGATAGCATAGCTAGATATTATAATGAAGCTTCTGTATTGGTTGAAGTTAATATTGGCTCTCAAGTAGTTAATATTTTACATCAGGATCTTGAATACGAAAATGTCGTAATGACTAAAATGAGCGGTAGAAAAGGTACTGTTATTGGATCTGCTGGCAATCAGAACAGATTGGGAATTAAAACAACCAAAGTAACCAAAAGAATTGGTTGTTCTAATTTAAAATCTATCATAGAAACTGATAAAATTTTACTAAATGATTATGATGTTATTAACGAACTTTCTACGTATGTTGTGGATGGTACATCATATAATGCAGAAGACGGATATCATGACGATCTTGTGATGTGTCTGGTAATGTTTGCCTGGATGGTAAACCAGAATTACTTCAAAGATGTGTCAAATACAGACATAAGAAAACGCATCGTGGAAGAAGTAGAAGATGATTTTACACCGTTTGGAATCATTGATGATGGCCGAGAAGATTCAAATTCCAAAATTTTATCTGACAGTGAATTTGAGAGATTTCTTCTAAATTGAAATTTTATAAATAAACATACAAGATATTGAATTGTTATATTATAAAAGGAGAAAACAATGCCATTTCAAATAAGTCCTGGTGTTAACGTATCAGAAATTGACTTAACAACTATTGTTCCTGCAGTATCTTCTACAGAAGGTGCTTTTGCAGGAGTATTTCGTTGGGGCCCAATTGAAGAGAGAGTTCTTATCTCTTCTGAGGATGAATTAGTTAGTATGTACGGTAAACCAACAGCAAACAATTTCGAAACATTTTTTACTGCAGCTAACTTCTTAGCATACGGTAATCAGCTGTATATTTCAAGAGCAAATGCTGGCGGTAATACAGCAGTAGCAAATACTGGAACAGTAGACGGGTTAACTATTAAAAATTTAACCGATTTTGAATATCAGTATACAACTTTAGCAGGAAAAGCAAATACTGCATTTGCAGCAAAATATCCTGGAGTTTTAGGTAATTCACTTAAGATTTCAGTATGTCCTTCAGCAAATGCGTTTTCAGCAAATATTGATTCATATGCTGGATCCAACTCAGCTATTTTAAATTACAGCAATGCAAATACTGGCTTTACATTAGCAGTAGGTTCTAGCACAGCTAACGTATATTTCGGATATTCAGCCAACTCATCTACTGCTAACCTTATGGCAGCTGATATGAAAACTAGAATTTCTCTAGGCGATGTGTTATTTGTAGGAAATACTGTTACTGGTACTCAATATATGAAGATCACTTCAATTGGAGATACCGTATCTACATATATTGCAAACGGTACTGTTAATAGCAGCAATTCATGGTTTAATGTAACATTTGACGATATATTTAAACAAAGAGATAATTATTCTGTAGAATATCCTACTACAAATTCTACAGCATTGTTTATAAGACAATGGGAGTATTTCAATTCTGTAGATAAAGCTCCTGGTATTTCAAATTATGTTGCAAACAGAACAGCAAATACAAATATTGCAGATGAAGTTCATATTGTTGTTGTAGATGAAGATGGTGTTATTACTGGCATTCCTGGACAAATTCTTGAAGTTTGGCCAAATCTTTCTAGAGCAACAGATGCCAAAGGTGAACAAGGCGGATCGATTTACTATCGCGATGTTCTAAATCAG